TACCAATCTGCTGTTGTAACTGTTGTAGTCCAAGACCACCACCTAGTAGACCTTGACCAGCAGTCAATGCTTGTAGTGCTTGTTGTTGTCTTGCAGCATCTAAAGCTCGTTGTTGTCCTGAAAGAGTAGTTCCTAGTCCTGCATACTGTGCGCCTAGAGCGGCTTGTTGTGCTTGTTCTGCTCTGGCTTGCTCCATAGCACCCAACATAGCTCTGTTACGTGCTTCTTCCTGTGCAGTAGCCATAGCCAACTGCTCTGGTGTAGCACCGCCGTAGGCTGCTGAGGATGTGCCTAGTCTTCCTTGAGCTGCTAAACGCTCTTCTAACGCAAGACGCTGACGCTCCTCTTCAGGACGTTGTACAGTCCTCATACGCTCAAACAAAGCCTGCTCACGATCCATCGTAGGCATGCTTGCAGCACCCATAAACTGACCACCTAAACCAAAGGCTTGTTGAGCTGCTTCTTGCGTAGGCATAACACCAAACGTAGGTTGACCCATTAACTGTTGTCCTGCGCCTAACGCACCAAGACCTGCCTGAGCTAACTGAGCTTGTCCTGCTACAGGTTGACCAAACATTTGACCTGCTTGACCAAACAACTGCTGGGACAGTTCTTGTTCCTGAGGTGACATTGAAACAGCTAGACCACCTTCAGGGGTTGCTTGTAGAGAACCACCAGTTCCTGTAGTAACAGTGTACGGCCTAAACTCTGTTTGTCCTAATTGCGTTTGAGCTAACTGCCCTGCTTCTCTGCGAGCTTGCTCACCTATCTCACCAAGGCGTTGATACGCTTCTCCAGTAAGAAGACCACCAGCAGCGGCAATACCGCCAAGGCCAAATAACCTGCCCAAATCTATTCCTGAAGTTTGTAAATCATCTGTTGCAACAGCCATTAGTAAGTACCCCCATCAATCGTTCCTGTTGACAGCGTACCTGTAAACGTCAATGCAGGAATCGTCACTGTGCCTGTAAAGGTCGGTGAAGCAAGGTCTGCCTTAGTAGCGATAGCTGTTGATATAGCGTCAAACTCTGTTTCAAATTCAGCGCCTTTAATGATTTTACCGCTGTCCCCAGAAGGTAGACTGTCTTTAGCGGCAAAGTCAGTAGTCTTTGTATAATTACTCATAGTACTTTACCCATTAGTGCTAACACGTTAATCTCTTGGAGAGACAATCCTGAACCGTCTATGTCCGCTTCCAACCCTATTGTTATAACTCCACCGCCTCCGGTAGTGTTTATTCCACGTCGTGACGTTAGATCACCACCTGTAAATTCTGCTGTCTCGTTGTATTCATCTTCGTTGTAAAAACCTGTTACCTGATTACCAACGGTAAACTCTGCAGTCTGAAAGAACGTACCAAAGTCATACGCCCACTTAAGAAACATAATTGCACTGTTAGCACCGACAATTGTAGGGCGTAGCTTCTTAAGTATCTTTAGCCTAGAAGGGTCGCCAAAGGTTAGGCCGGGGCTGTAGTACTTAAAGCGATAAGACTCTCCGTTGTCCCTATAGCCGCTGTATTCACTAATGCCACTGCCGTTACCAATTAACAGAGTGCCGTCGTCTTGTCTGCCGTAGCTAGTAAAGCCAGTGCCGGGCCAACGAGTAACACGATATGCACCGTTTTCTAATGTACCTCGAACGTCGAAGCAGTAGGTCGTGTCCTGATCAGTAAACGTAATTAGATAGAACCCTTCTTCAGGGCTGTAGACAGAACGGTAAAACCCAGTTTCATTTTGCAACAAGCCAATAATGTCTTTTGACACAGTGCTAGACAGGCTAGTTATAGGCATGGACTTTTCTTGTATTGTCCTGCCAAAGCTCTTTAGGCCTGTATGTGACAAAAACAACACATCAGTACCTGTGTATTGAACTGTGTCTCTATCTACGCAGCCTACTCCTGCTACTGTGTCTGCCAATGCCATAGTTGCTGGGGCTTCTGCACCTTGGTAAACAACAATGCTGTGCTTGCCAAATATAATTAACAGGCTGTTATGTGCAGCTAATGCAACAATCTCGTCGTAACCGTCAGGCCACACCTTAGATAAGTTGATAGAGCCACTAGTGCCACCTGACCAGTCATGTCCTATTAACAAGTCAGACCAGTAGACAGTAGACTTGTCGTTATTAACATCTGCCGTCCAGAGCCTTCCATAAGCCGCTAGAACCTCGTTACCGTACATAGCACTAGTAACACCAGCCGCACCAGAAACTGCACTGAGCTTGACTACAGCGCCTCCTGCGTTGTCATATACCAGTGGCTCGTTGTTACGCTGAAAGAAATAGATCTTGTCGTTAAAGTTGACCATCTTCCAGTTGTCTGTAGTAATTGAGTAAGCAGCAGGTGTTTCGTCAACTAGCGTTGTAGTACCGCTAAGTATCTTGTTGTTACCTACAGAAAACACCTTGGTGTTGCCTGCGTTATCTTCAAACTCTTTAATCGCTCTAATCTTCGCAGAGCCTAACTCAGTCTTGTCCGTTGTGATAACAAGGTTACCTTTACGTGACGCAATACGTCCACGCTTGTCAATCACTGCGTTGTCAGCAATGTCGGCAAACGAAGGATCTTGTGCCAACGGAGAATCTTCTGTGTTGATTCCCTTGAAGGCTGGTGCAACAAGATTAATGCTTTGTAATTGTTGAGCCATAATTACCTCACGGGGTATAGAAGATTACTTCTTCTGGGTGCTTCTGAGCGTCCAATGCAATAGCATCAGATAGATAGCGGTCAGCAATAGCAAAGTACTCAGGAGCAGACGTACCGCCTGTCTCACCACGTTCACGAGCCAGCAAAGCAATAGCCAAGTGCATTACAGGCATAGACGGTACTAACAACTCATCACCATCAGCAGACAAGTCAGCAGTACGCTTAACGCAGTTGAAACGAATGGTGTACTCTTTTTCTGGTACTGGGTAAATATCAATCTGCGTATCACCGTTACTGTCAACACCGTTGTACGAGTAGTACTTAGGCGCACCCTTGACAGGATCAGACACAAGGTAAACTTCATCAAAGTACGTAGCTGTCTTGTATTCCATAAACACATTAGCTGTATCGTTGATTACGTTAAGAGCTTTGATTCTGTTTTGGCTACCTGTAAGTACGTAGTTAAAAATGTCGTTAGTAGTAGAAATTGTTAAGGTAGTTCTAAGTGCAGACCAGTCCCAAGAATCTTCTACTGTTCGTTTTGCGTCGTTAACAAAGTCACCTACCATCTTGCTGTAAGTGTTTGAAGAAACAGAAGCAACTTCTTCTTCTCGCATTCTGCGTAGAACATTGTTTACTACATCTAGGTATGTCACGTGAGCATCCCTCTATTATTTGTAAGTCTTTGAATCATTGCTAAAAGCTCTTGGTTATAATCTGTATAGGGCATTTCAATTTGTCGTATCTGCGGTGTTTGATACGCAATGTTAAAGCCGTACTCGTTTTCTGATGTAATAGGAGAACCAGATAACATACCGCCGCCTAATCCGTTACCATCTCCATTACCGTCTCCTTCGCCCTCACCTTCACCATCTCCATTACCATTACCATTGCCATTGCCGTTACCATTGCCATTGCCATTACCACTGCCATTACCCTCAGGTTCTGGTGAAGGCTCTGGACTAGGTTCTGGTGAAGGTTCCGGTGAAGGCTCCGGTTGAGGCTCTGGTTCTGGTTCAGGTTCTGACTCAGGTTCAGGTTCTGACTCAGGTTCAGGTTCTGGCGGAGGTTCAAACTCTATTGGCACACACGCACCAAAAAGGTCACTGTATTCAGTGCCTGAAGGACATGTTGTAACAGGAGAAATGTCTTCGCCTTTGTCAATAGGCACGCCGCCATCGTTGTATAAACCGTCTTCTGGATTGTCTCCTAAGTAGCCCCACCACCACGGCCTATCAGTAGGCCCCCACTCACCTGTTTCTGGATCCTCTTCGTAGTAAGGTCGGTCTTCTGCTGGTAAATACTCGCCTGTTTCATAATCAACAACAAAAACTTCACCGTTTTCTACACGAAAAAAAGGATAATTACCAGCAGGGTCTTCATCGCCACCACCAGCACCACCGCCACCAGCACCACCGCCACCAGCAGCACCACCGCCACCGCCACCACCGCCACCCGCACTAGGAGGAACATAGTCTGGAGGAAAGTTTATTACATAGACAATACCTGTTTCTGGGTCTGTATACGTACCGCTTTCAACAATCTCTTCTGTTATTTCAACGTCTTCAAATTGTGTTTCAAAGTCTTCTAAAGATATTGTTTGTTGCTCTGGCGGCTCAGGCTCAGGTTCTACTATGTCCGTAGGAGGTGGTTCTGGTGGTCCTTCTGGCTCAGTAGATTCCTGAATTAACGTGTTTACGCGGTTCATTATCCCTGTAATAACCGCATCGTTTTCGTTGTAATTAGGGCCGGGCGATAGTGTGTCGTCCTCATTAAGGATAAGCTCGCCTCTTTCTAATGCGCTTTGTAGTCTAGGGCCAAAACCAGAATTAGGAGCGCGAACGTTTTCACCACGTCTGCCACCGCCAGCACCAAGGTTAGGGCCAAACATACGCTGGACAAATTCAGCCCAAACTTCTTCCATTCTGCCGGAGTCTGATCTATCTAATGACGCCATAATTATTTCTTCCAGTTAGCTAGGCCACGTAGACCAAACGACGCTGCTACAGCAGCACCCAGAAAACCTTTGTACCACTCAGGCATAGCATCTAACGCTTCAAAACCGTTTTCAACAATAGGAACTGCTTCTGGTATAAAAGCCATTACCAAAGGAACTGAAAACAACAACGAAAACCATTCATCTTTTAAAGAGTTGCCGCTATTAGTAGCATGGATGTTTTCCCAGTTAGCGTCCTGCTCTATAGCTACCATCTTACGCTCGTGTACAGCTTTCTTCTCTTCTGCCTTGCGTTGCAGATGACCACCAACAAGATCAACAATAGGGCCAAGCAGTGTTTGTATCACCTAGCAAACTCCAAGATAGCAATAGCCACAGTTATGATGACAGCAATAGAAGCAAAGCCACCCTGCATCATCTTTTCTAGCTTATCAAAGCGTCTGTTATGCTCATCAAGCTGCAACTGAATCATCTCGTACCGTAAGGCACACTCAGCTTCATGCTTGTCTAAACGTGCTAATGCTTCGTCTACAGGAGTCATAGTCAATCCTTACTGCTTTGCCTTGCCTATGTTAATAGCCATAATGTCAATGAAACGGTACAGCTTGGCTATCCATACGTCGTCTTTAGGCGTAGGTGTTACAGCCGCAATGATAGACGCTACTGAGATAACGGCTGTTGCTATGTTGGCAATGT